CGACGGGATCCCACTCCGGCACGTCACTTGCGACGACGTAGGTTTGCGCGATCGACGACGAGTCTGCGCCGAAGCTGACCGCGAAGTTATCGCGCAGGACGCCTTTGAGTGTGGTTGGCATGACTAGAGAGCGGCTTGAACCCAGATGAACGGCTGGCGGGCTTCCATCTTCTTGAGCGATTCAGCGGCCTTCTTGGTGTTGGCCTCGATCTTCTTGTCCTCGCCCTTGTCGTTCAGGAACGTGCCGAAGCCTTGCTCGGCCCGGGCACCGGCGAACGAGTCGCGGGACGTGACACCGAACGATCGGTCTTCGAATGCTGTGGCCTTGGCGACGGCCTTGGGCATGTCTTCCAGGGTCGAGACCGAGAGGTCGACGTTCTTCACCGCGTCGGCAACGTCGCTCACGTCCGACTCGACGCTGAGTGCGGTCGCGCTCACGGTGCGGAGCTTGGCGCGCTGCGCTTCCACCGCTTCGGCGGCAAGGCGGGCCTTCTCCTGAACGTCGTCGAAGAAGCCCTTGACCGCCTCCACCCGCGAGCCGGTGAAGGCCGACTCGAACGCCGCAACCGAATCCTCGGCCGCTTTGCTCGCCACGTCGAGCATGGCATCGCCGACAGTCAGGATCGAGCTGTTGAACGTGATCGCGACGCCCGGAATCATGTTCAGCGCCGCGATCATCTCCTGGGCCATGAGCCCGATGGCCTTGATGACGAAGCCGATGACGCCTGCGACCACGGTGCGAAGCGCATGCCACGCGCCCATCAGCAGGTCGATGACCCGCATGGACTGGGCGATGGAGACCGCGACGCCCTCGAACGCCGCCGAGACGATGGTCCCCGCCCCGCCGCCCTCGATGGCAAACCGCTGGGCGCGAATCGCGATCTCCTCGAGGAAGGGCGCGAGGTTGACGGCGATTGACTCGTTAATCGCATCGACGATCTTCTTGACGTTTCCGAATGAATCGTTCGCCGCTTCGACCTGGGCGGCATCCACGCCTGAAAGCAGCGCTCCGAACTGATCGAGCTGGCGGTTTGCTGATTCGACGGCTGCCGCGCCGCCGTTGAGAAGCGGGAGAAGCTCCGCCGCGCCCTTTCCGAAGATGCCTTGGGCTGCTGCAGCGCGAAGGGTGGGGTGTTCGATGGCTGAGATTGAGTTGGCAATGGCCTTGAACGCTGAATCTGGCGACTGACTCAACAATGTCGTAGCGCTCAGTCCGAGCGTCTGTAGTGCCGCTTGGGCTGTGTCTGAGCCGTTGGCTGCATCCACAATAGTACGACTCATACGTCCGAACGCTGGCGTCAACGCGTCCACGCTGACACCAGCAAGCTCGGAAGCGTGTCGAAGTGACTGTAGTTGTTCAACCGTCACTCCCATGCGTTCTGAGTCCTTTGCTAGTTTGTCGATTCGCTCCATGGCCTCGGACACGCCCTGAATCCCAGCGCGGACGCCGGCGAAGGCCGCGAACGCCGCGCCGATTCCGCTGGCCACCTTGACCAGCGAACCCATGGACAACGACACGCTGCCAAGAGTCTTGCTCACCCCGCCCATCGCTTTGCTGAACGGGTTGGTGTTGGCGGTGACGAGTGTGTTGAGTACGGCGACAGTGGCCATGGGTTAGACTCCGATGGATCGGCGAAGTGCCCGCTTGGCCTGTTCGACCGACTGTGGTTCGGGCGGTCCCCACTTCGTCAGGTAGTCGCGCAGGGGTCGACCCTTCTTGAGGTGCGGGGCCTCGACCGACTGGCGAATCAAAGCGGCATGCACGTCGAATCTCTCCGGGCCGATCGGATCGATCGCATCGAACGCCGCCCACTCGGACAGCTCGGCCGAGTCCATCCGCTCGATCAGTTCGCGACGCGTGGCGCCCATCGCCAGGGCCAGCCGGAATGTGAACCGGCGCCACGAGTCGCGCCTCAGTTTCCCAGCAGCTCGTCCTGGTGCGCCTTGGTCAACCGATTGAGGTCGGCGGCGACGTCGAACAGGCGGGAGAGGGCGGCTCCCGACTTGGCTCCGAGTGCATCGGCGTCCGATGCCTCGAAGATCCGCGTTCCCTGCTCGTCGCGCAGGCAGTGCACCAGCAGTCGGGCCCGCATGTTCTCCTGGCGTCGATCGGGAGAAACGGCCAGGACGCCCGACTCGAACGCGTCGCGCTCGGCGCCGGTCATCACGTAGACGCGCAAGGTCGTGTCCCATTCGGGGACGGGGACGGTCTGGAACTTGATGTCGTCGGCACTGAGGATCTTGGTTTTCAGCATGACAGTCTCGGTCAGCGATCAGGGTTGGGGACTGGACAGCGTGCAGCAGCTTCAGACGCGACCGATCAGCTTGCGCCTTCGGTGAACGTCTTGGCGCCCGCGACGCGGATGGTGATGGGGATCACCATCATGTTTTCACGCTCGGTTTCCATCCCGATGCTGGTCAAGAAGCCGTCGAAGTCCGACCGCGAGCCGTCTGCGAACTCGATTCGCCACGACTTCAGGACGCCCTTGAAACCCAGCAGCGTGGTGTAGCGGGTCTTGAGGTAGGCGATCACGGCCTCGACCGAGCCTTCGTCGATCTCGCCCGGCACAAACTCTTTGATCGGGCGTCCGCCCGAAAGGGAGTCGCGCGTGGTGATCTCGACTTCGCCGACTTCGGCTTCGTTGTCGTTGATGTTGACCACATGGGCGATTGGAGTGGAAGCCGCCGAACCGGCGGTCCCATGATAGAGCTTGCCCACGAATCCGTGGCGTCCGTCAGATACTGCTGGCATGACTGGTTACCTCGCGTAGCGGACGCGCACGTCGATCGAGGTCCGGTAGACCACTCGGTCTGATCCGTCGCCTTCGCGCGTGTCCAGGTCTTGAACGTTGTCGATTGAGATGCCGTCGAACCGGGTGTCATTCACGGTGCCGACGTAGTTGCCCAGATCAGCTTCGATCGCGTCGGCAACCTCTTCGGCCTTGGCCCGGGTCGCGGCGTACACGTCGAACTGAACGACCGCCTGACGCACCAGCGTCGCGGGCTCCATCGACCCCTGTGGCACGTCACTGATCCGCTGGTAGACGATCAGGGGACGCGGTGCCTGTTGCTCGGCAAGGGTGGGGTAGACTCGGTTGTCCACCTTGGCGCTGGCGGTTGTAAGGAGCGTGAGCAGGTCGGTGATCACGTGCGGTCTTTCGCGGCTTGGATGATGTCCAGCGCAGTCTGTCGCGCCACTTGCTTTTGGATCCGGTTGCGATGCGCCTCGACCGATGGTCGGATGAACGGACGAGCAGGCTGGTGGGCGGTGCCGTACTCGTAGAAGTAGACGTAGAACGCATCGTCGGGCTGGGTGCCTTTGGCTTTGATCCGACCGGATGACACCGCGACGCCGTAGTTGCCCTTGTTCATGCGGCCCATCGCGCGGAGCTTGACCGACTTGCGCAGGTTCCCGCCCGACGTCTGGTAGACCTGGCCATTCCGGTACACGGTTCGCGGTTCGCCGACCGGAGCCCGCGACTTCATGTCATCCTTCAACGGTCGCGCCGCATCCTTCAGCGTCTTGCGCGTCAGCTTCCTCGCAACCTTCGGCTCGATCTCGCCGAATCGCTTGAGGAGCCTGGCGACTTCCTTCGGCTCAAAGTCACTCGTGATCTGGATCACGGCCTGCGCTCCACCAGCGTCATCACGATCTCGACGCCCTCTTCGTCGCGGTCGATCACGCTCGCCACTTCGAAGATGCGGTCGCCGTACTTCAGTCGGTCTTTCGCGTCGATCTGCAGCGGTGCCCGGGCCTTCGCCTCGTGTGTCACCTGTTCATGGCGCTCGGCGTTCATCTCGATCTCGCGTGCCGTGAGGGGACGAAGGCTGATCCAGATCAGGCCCTGATCGGCCCACGTCTCGATGGGCTGGCCGTGCCCATCACGGGTGACGGTGCGGCGCTGGAGCGTGACCTTCTTGGACCTTTGGCTGATCACCAGACGCTCGGCAGTGCCCGCATGCGGACGATGGACTCGACGGTCATCGGAACCTGTTGGACGATGGTGCCTGTGATGGTGGGCTCGCGGTGCTTGTCGAGGTGCGCCACGAGCATCATCACCGCCGCCCGGTCCAGGGGATCCACCTCGGCGGCGGTCGAGACGCCGGCGGTGTAGTTCACTCGCACCGCCGCCGGCTTGTCCCCGTGGCTCGGCCAGGTGGTGACAGGGATCACCCGCGCCTGGATGCCCGACGCGTCGAGTCGGTAGACGGCAGGATCGACGGTCTGTTCCACGCCCGCCTGATCGAGGAACTTGATCGACGTCACCGAGACCACCGGGGCCCGGGCCAGCAGGATGGTGCCCCCGAAGGTGCGGCGATAGTCGACGGGCCAGGTGTCAAAGGTCTGGCGATACGTGGCCAGCGTCAGTGCCCGCTGCGTCAGGCGCTCATACCACGCCGCCGCCGCCGCGATGAATGCGGTCAGCACTTCATCCTCGTCGGCATGCGTGATGCGCAGGTGGTTCTTCACCTGGTCCAGCGTGACGGGCTGGACGGTGGGTGCGACGACGCGGTCGAGGTTGCCCGTGGGGTCGGTGATCATCGCTTGCGACGGTTGGCAGGCTTGGCGGGTTCGGGCGTTTCGACGCGTGTGCTTTCAGGTTCGGGCGTCTCGGTCGCTGGGTGCACGATCGCCACCTCGTCGACGGTCGGTCTGGCGGTAGCGGTTTCGTGCGGATCCGGATCCACGAACTCGGCGTCCTTGGCGCGCACGAGCCGACGCGCCTCGTCGTCCGGGACTTCCACCACCTGGCCGGCCGACCAGACGAAGCTGGTGCCGACACGACAAACCTTCATTCTGATTCGCATAATCGGCGGGCAGACCTTTCGGCCCGCACGCCGGTGGCTCACGACGATGTCGAAGCGGACTGGGTCAGGAACTTGATCGGACGCGTGCCCGCGTCGATCAGCTTCCCGTCGTATCGCTGGTAGCCCAGGAAGCCCACCTGGAAGAACTCGGCGTAGCGTTCCACCAGACGAAGCACGGCGAATTGGCCGACGCGGCGGACGTGGTATTTGTTCAGACGCCCGAAAAGCACCGTCTTGGCGCTGACCGTGATCACCGAGGCCATGGCTTGGTTGACGTAGAACGGGTTGCCGAGCAGCTGGTCCGGGGCACCTGCATCGAGGCCGGCATTCGGACCGCCGGCGACAAACAGCGGACGCCCGTAGTTGTCGGTCAACAGACGAATCGCCTTAAAGATGTTGTCGTGGAACATCCAGCCCACGCCGGGGCCTTCACGGTACGCCGGATCGACCGAGTGCTGCAGGTTGATCAGGTCGGCGTAGCTGATCGTGTAGCCGCTGGCAGCGGTGTGGCCACTGACAGCGCCGGTCACGATGCCCTGAGGCGCGGTCGAGCCGTTGCCGGTGGTCAGGCCGGGGTTCAGTCTGCGTCCGATCCGTTCCGCGGCGGCATTGCGGATGATCTGTTCCACGTTGAACGCGCTGTCATTGATCAGTTGCAGCGAGACGCGGATCGGCCCCGACCCGTACATGTACGCGCCGAAGTTCACCGCCGCGAAGTCGGGGTCGTCCGTGGTGGTGGTCTCGGTGTTTTCGCCCACGATCGCGCCTTCGTGGTCGGTGTCGTTCATCGACGGATAGGGCAGTGTTTCGCCAGTGGACGTATCGAAGATTGTCGCGGCCTGCAGCACGCCGCTATACGACTTGAGGGCCACTTCCAGCTCTCGCACGAAGCCCTCGGGCACGGTCGCGCCGCCGGTGCCAGCCGTTCCAGCCGACAGCGCACGGGCCTCGGCTGTGTTCAGCACGGCATCGTACACCAGGCTGTTGCGAAGTTCGGGCGACAAGTTCCCGCGCAGGTAGGCGTTGAACGCCTTGTCGTCGCTGTTGCGACGCTCGGTCGGGGTGGTGTCATCCCGGCCCGTTTCCCGGCCAGCCCTGTTCCCGTCCTTCGGCGCGTTGCGAAGCTCGCGCTCGGCTTCGAGCTGCTTCACGTACATGTCGATCTGCGCCTTGGCCTTGTCGCCGGCCGCGTGACGCTTCTCGAACTCCTGACGCTCTTCGCCGCTCAGGTCGCGGTTTTCGGTCTTGGCCTTGGTCAGGATGACGCCAGCCTGGTCGAGGTCGCGCTTGCGCTCCTCCAACAGACGATTGATCTCGACTTGGTAGTCCATGCGAGTCTCCAGAGTTGGGGTTGTCAGACAGCCGATCGGGGTCGGTCAGATGCGACTCTGCGCCTCTGCCTGCTTCTGCATCGCCTCGGCAAGCGAAAGCGGAAGGGGCCGCGGTCGCTGACTCTGCAGCGAACGCACGGCCACGGTGGTGTCGGTGTACGCGGGGTTGGACGTAATCGTGATCTCGCGCAGGTCGGCGTCGATCACGCGTCGGCGGGCTGGCTTGGCCAGTTCGTTCCACTCGTCCTTCATGGAGCGGAAGCCGAAGCTGCATCCCGCAATGTCACCCCGTTCAATCAGGGTCCGAACGTCGCGGCCGTAGCTCACGTCGGGCAGGTCCAGTTCGAACCTTAGCCCCTTGGCGTCGTCAATCAGTCTCAAGGTGTTGGCCGACGTGCGGCCGAGCAGCTTGTGGCTGTCGTGTTCGACCAGGGCCCGCACGTCCTCGCCAGTGGCCAGGGTGCGTTTGAAGGCGCCGTCGGCGATCTGTTCGATGAACTCGCCGCCGTAGAGCGGGACGGAGTCGCGGTTGTAGACGACGGCGTAGCCGGTGAGCGTGGCCTTCTTCCCGTCGTCGCTGACGCGAAGTTCGACCTTGTTGTCTGCGCCGAACGTGGTGGCGAACCGGCGTTCAATCGTGGGGTCCATGTTTCACCTGCAGGATGTGATCGACGTCGGCTTCCACCGCGGCGATCGGGTTGGTCTGGTCATGACTCAGCAGCATGCGATGCGACACGGCACGGCATTGGGTTTCGGTCAGGTAGTCGGCCAGTCGCTCGCGGATGTGCTCCGCGTGGCGCTGCAGCCGCTTGTCGTCATTGGCTTCGCGGATCACGACTTCGCTCTGGGCCAGCCGGGTCACAATCGAGCGGAGAAGCGCCCGCTCGTTCGCCCCGACGTTGGCGGTCCCGGGGCTTCCGGGGGTCGATCCGACGCCCGCCGTGGTGGTCGGAGCCGGCGAATCCTTCCCCGTGACCGCCATGTTGCCCGGTCGCAGGTACTCGTCGCCCCCCGCGATCGGGTTGAAGCCCTCGATCTGGCGAATGTCGTTGACCGACAGGTAGCCCCACTGGCGTCCGTTCGCGTAGTAGGCGTTTCGACCGGCAACGTCGGCCAGCCGTAGCCGCGACTCGTCGAAATCAACGTAGAGCGAAGACGGGCCGAACAGCTTGAGCTGAAACTCCTGTTCGATCCGCTCGATCCAGGGCGCCAGCGTGTACTGCAGCATGTCGGCGCTCATCTGTTCGACGTTCGACCACTTGGCGTTCGACAGATCCGCAAGCATGTGAGGCGGCACGCGGAACCACCGAGAGATCTCGCTGATCTGAAACTGTCGCGTTTCGAGGAACTGCGCATCCTCGGGTGGGATGCCGATCCGCACGTAGTCGGCTCCGTGGCTCAGCACGGCGGTCTTTCCTGAGTTCGGGCCTGAGTGCATTGCGTCGAACTGCTCGCCCAGCTTCCGGCGGGCTTCTGGCTCCATGCTTCCGGCCACCTTCAGAACGCCGGCCATCTGAGCGCCAGACCCGAAGAACTGCGCGCCGAAGTTTTCTGCCGCTTTGGTCAGGCCCAGCGACTCCCGGGCCAGTTGAACGACCGACTTGCCCCTGAAGCCGTCCGAGCCTGGGCCGACGATGTGGATCATGTCTTCGGCGTTGTACGTCTCGGTCGCGCCGTTGATCGGTCGGTACTCATACACAAGCCGGCCGTTGGCCAGCACCTTGGGCGTCGTGCGCTCGGGATGAAGCACGTAGAACGCCATCGGCTGCAGGGCACCGTTCCACACGATCCTGGCGTAGCCGTTTCCCCACAGAACCGCCGACTCCATGAGCTGTTCCTTGAATCGGAACGCCGTCTGGTACTCGTTCGGCTGCAGGCCGAGCAGCTTGTAGGCCGGGTGGCTCTCGGCCTCGATCGACCCTTCGTCAGTCCAGCGGCGAACGCGCAGGGGCATGGATGCGATCGCTTCCGACAGCACCCGTGTGGCGCACCACACGGCCGAGATGGTCTGCGAGTTGGATTCTCCGATCAGCACGCCCGCGCGGGTGGTTCCACCGCCGACCGCCTTGACCAGCTCCTCGGTTGTGATCGGCGTCGAGGGTCGCTCGATGGATCGGGTGTCAGTTCCCCACTCGATCCGCAGTTTGCCGAGTTCGATTTTCATGGTCAGCCCAGGATGTCTTCAGCCGTCAACGGTCGGTCTGGCACGTCACGCATGGCCCGGCCGATGGCCATTGTCAGTGCGACCACGCCGTCGATCTTGTCTCGCGACTTCTCCCGGTCGGGTTTGATGTTCGACGCCTCGTCTCGCTTGATCGCCACGTTGCCGACCATCCAGCGAAGCACTTCGTTGCCGTCGTGCGCGAGCTGGCCAGATACCACCAGTCGCTCCAGCTCTTTGGCGGGTTCGCTCATGTCCCGGAAGCCCTGTCCGAACTCCACGAACTTCGGACCGCCCTCGGCTTCCAGCTGTTGTCGAAGGGCCTCAAGGTTCCATCGGTCGGCCGCGATCTGTTCGATCCGGTATGTCTTGGCGTCCGACACGATCTGCGACTTGATCGCCTGGTAGTCGATGACGTTGCCCTGCGTGAGGGTCACCAGACCCAGCCGTCCCCACGTTTCGTAGGGGACTCGGTCACGCTTCTCCCGCTTTCGGGCATTGTCGGCCGGCACGAAGAACCGCGGCAGCACGTACCACCGCCCGCCGTACACCTCCGGCGGAAACAGCAGAACGAACGCCGCGACGTCGACCCGGCTCGCCAGATCCAGCCCCGCGACGCACCGGCGCCCGCGCAGTTCCGGGTACTCGGACACCCGGCACGCATCCCATCGATCCAGCTGCATCCAGCGTTCTGCCTGTTCCGTCCGCATGTTCAGATGCAGACGCTTGAACGTGTTTTCGTACGTCGGCTCGTCCTGGGCTCGCTGGCACTCACGCTCGAGGTAGTCCCGCTTGACCGACACGCCCAGGTTCGGGTTGACCCGAGCCCACACCAGCGGATCCCGCCAGTCGTCCTTGGTCGCATCCGCCTCATAGAGCACGGGCAGGAACGACGAATCCTTGATCAGCCCGTCGCGAACCTTGGCCGCGTAGTCGCGTTTGGTGTTGCAGATCGACGGCCGGTCGTAATCGGCGGTCGTGATGTGCACCACCAGCGGCTGTCGACGCGATCCGGTCGACGTCATGAGCACGTCGACCAGTTCGCCGTCTCGGTGAGCGTGCAGCTCGTCGATCACGATGCCGTGAGCGTTGAGGCCGTGCTTCGTGTCGGCGTCGGCGGTCAGGGCCTTGAACACGGTGTTCATGGCCGGCACTTCGATCGCTTTGACGCTCCGCAGAATCTTGCACCGAGTCGCCAGCTCTGGTTCGCTGTTGATCATGCCCGACGCATGTCGGAACACGATCGCGGCCTGTTCGCGTTCGGCGGCTGCTGAGTAGATCTGTGCACCAGGCTCGCGGTCGACCAGCATCAGCAGCAGCAGGATGCCGGCCGCGAACGGGCTCTTTCCGTTCTTTCGGGGGACGTACAGGAACGCCTCCCGATACCGCCTGGTCCCGTCCGTCCGCTTCCACCCGAAGAGGTTGGCGATGATCGCCTGTTGCCACCGCTGCAGGATGAACGGCTGGCCGGCGGTTTCGCCCTCGATCAGCTTCAGCCAGCGCGGAAAGAACGAGCACGCCCGTTCTGCTGCTGGCTCATCGAACCATTCGCCTGGGGCCGCAGTTGTCCACGGGTCATAGCCCGGGATCCCCGTCCGGGCGATCTCAACCAGCGAGCTTTGGCCCGAAGAACGCGGTCGCTTCGTTCTCCGTTTCCGAGCCGATGTCATTGTTTGGCAGCTTTATGCTTGCTGCAGCGGCCGGCGTCAGACCGAACTCCCGAAGATAGCGAAGCACCGTGTCATAGACCTTGCCTTTGCGGACGATGATCTTCAAGGCCGCATCGCCCCGGGTCTTGGCCTGCAGCTGGTTCAGGGCGTCAAAGTCGGCCAGTGCCGTGCAGAGCATTGCCAGCGACGTCTTGTGGGCTTCGCTCATCACGCCGTGTGCAATCACCGGCAGCAGTTTCGACCAGTACGGCTTGGCCGAGTCTGCCAACCAGGTCGGTGGATCGCTGGACTCAAGCCCGCCAAGCCTGGCGTCGGCGCGATTGGCGTGGCGCGAGCGTTTGAAGGTGCCCGTCAACCGGTGCAGTGAAGTGGGCTTGGGGCGTTGACCGCGTTTCAAGGCAAAACCTTCTTATGCGCACCACTTTTCTTGCGCCTCACACGCGGTCCTCAGGGTCAAACCCCTGCGCTCAGACCCTCCCCCTACCCCATCAACACCCCATCCTGAGCCCCGCTGGCCCGGCCCATCCTTTGCGCCTCGCGTTCCGTCGTGTTGGTCCGACCTTCGGACGGCCCCGAGTCTCGATGCGTCTGCGTGCGTCCTGTGAGCCTGCGCGAAGTCTCGGTCGAGTGGCATGAGTGGCACAACGATTCGAGGTTCGATGGGTCGAACGCCAAGTCGGGGCGATCGGCCACGTCGACCTTGTGGTGAACGTGGACGGCTGGTTCGAAGACGCCGCGGCCTTGGCACCTGACGCACAGTGGATTCGACCGAAGGTGGACGATCCGCAGCCCGCGCTCTGGATCACACCAGGCCCGCCGCTTGTAAACCACCGGGCCGCGTCGCTCTGATCGGAAGCGGTTGTCCGTCTTGCGTCGCTCGTCTGAGGTTGTGAGCGCCCGAATCGGCATCACCGCAACGATCGAGAGTAGACGGTTGGTCGACGACTCAGACGCACCGCCCGCTGCATCTGCTGGACGATCGCCTCGGCTCTGAGTGCGTGTCCCATCGGCGTTGCGTGCACGTAATCAAACATCGTTCGACGCAAGGGCATCCAGAACGCCTGTTTGTGGTTCGATGCCGGCGGGCTTCCGGGCTCGTTCCCAACGTTCGATCCGCGAGTGCTGATCCAGTAAGTCACGCCATTATCAGCGAACACGTCGCCACGATACGGGGTCGTGACTTTAACGATCGCGTTCTGTGCGTAGGTGGTTCCCACGTCCCACTCGGACGCGCTGGTCGTGTCAACGTTCTCGCTGGCCGCGTTCGATCCGGTCTGGACCATCCAGCGATAGGTGTTGATCGCGAGCGTGTCAGCGTACTCGTCGGCCAGCTGTTGCAACGCGCGCGGGTACTTCTCGAACTCGGTTCGGCGCCCGAGATAGGTCGCGTCATTGTCGGCGTCCGCTCGGTAGACGTCGCCCAGCAGCAGGATCAGGGCGTCCGGACAGTGCTTCCGCACTAGGTCGATGTTGCCCTGCATGCGGGTCTTGAACTGAGCCTCGGTGACACCGTTGAAAGCGTCGTTTGTGCCGTATGCGAGCGCGACGATATGCGGGTTGAATGCCGCGAGATGCGGGCCGGAAGCGGACGCATCGACATAGAACCCGTTGGACTGTGATCCACCGTCGCCCTGAGCTGTCACGGCGATGCCGCCGACGTTGCGACACATTCTCGCCGCCGCGAAACAGCAGGTGCTACCTGTCGGGCTTCGAAGGTGAATCCGCTGGTTCGGACCGACCGACCACGTGGCCGGGGCGTTCAGCGTCGTCGCACGATGCCATCCGCCGCCCATTGCGACGCCGGCGAACGTGCCCGTGTTGACCACAGATCCCCAGCTGTAGCCCGTCGACGGTTCGGCGCGGTCGAACCATCCGCCGTCGACGGAAGTTCCTGTCGTGCCCGAATCCAGCGTCGCATCACACAGCAGCACTTCAGCGAACGTGCCCGACGTGTCGAGCGTTCCGTCTGCCTTGTGCCACCACTCACCGTTCCCGAACCACGGCTGGCCCATGTTGGTCGATGACGGGATCAGCACGCCAACGAAGCCGTTTCCGGCGGGTGATGGCAGTCGGACCGGTGCCAGCGAGCCGGGCAGGAGCGACGACGTGGGGACATCGCCGTTGGTCGTCCCGTTGATCGCAGTGATGATCCCCGACGCCAGCTGCAGGTTCGACGGGCCGACCCACTGTGTGGCGGGCAAGCCGTTGCCGAACAGCAGCGCGAACTTGTGCGCCAGGGCATGAGCGAAGGGGCGGCCGTTCGATGACTCCTGAGAGTCGCCGATGATGTGCATGTCGATCCGCTCGCCCGCTTCGGCACGGTAGAACAGATCGGCCAGCCTCGGACTCTGGGCGGGATGAACGAATGGAACGCTTCGAAATGCCATGGGTGCCTCGTCGTCAGGAGCCGATCACGTCGCGGAGCACGGTGACGTCATAGAGCTTGAGCGTCGTGTTCTGGCCGATCAGCTGGCCCTTGTGCGTCCAGCCGTTTTCGGGCGGTCGAGTGCGGGCGAAGGTGTTCTGGTTGGCGGCGATCGCGATCGTCACAGTCACCGTCGTGTCTGTTTGAGTCGCTGTCCCCGAGAACGAAGCGACTGCAACGCCGTCGCTCCCTGATCGCTGATACTCCACGCGCTCAATCAGCCGGAGCGAAACTGTCTGTCCGTCCAGACTTGGGCCGGTGTAGCCCGTGACGGTGATCGCAAGCGAAACCGCGTCGCCTCGGACAAACTCGATCGTTCCGTCAGGTCGGATCGGGCTTGAGACTTCAACATCGCGACCGGCCAGCGCCGCGACGATCGCTTCGGCTGTTGCGCCACCACCGTCCCCACCCCCTCCGGTCCACGCCACGTCGCCGCGATCGCGGATCGCTTCCTGGCTGTCGGTGGTGTTGTTGTAGGTGGTGGCGGCGTCGCCCTGGAACTCGGTGAGCGTCGTCGCGTCGGCGGTCTTGCCCGCCATGAGGCGCAGCCACTTCCGCACCAGCGTGATGCCGGCGAACTTGTCCGCGAAGGCGGTCAGAGCGGCCAGCGTGTCGCTAACGGCCTTGCCGAAGGTGCCCGCCGTGGTGTGTCCACTAAGAGGCTCATCCATCACCGCGTCCGCGATGTCGCCGACGCTTGGCGGCGTCGTGGTGTTGACGGTGCCCGAGGTCGGGAGCGTGCCGAGTCGGGTCGGGAGGTCCGCCACGTCCGTGCGCGTCAGCAGCTCGGTCGTCCCCGGCGTGTCTTCACCCGCGTAAGTCGAGGCGCTGTCGTCAGGTCGTCTGACGTGTACATGACGAGATAGTTGTTACTCATCTCGGTGACGTAAAACACGTACCGATTGGGTGTGCTTCCACGATCAATGACGTTGCCCGGCTCGCGGAAAGTGCGGGTTGCCGCCGCCGTCATAATGCTGGCCGTGGCTGGCGCGTCGTAAATCCAAGCGTTTGCCAAGTCAGTCGAGCGTGTCAGGCCGATGGGTCCGGTCGAGCCGTGAGGCCCGTTTACGAGCGTGGTAGCCGTCGTCGAACCGACGAACGTTTGATTCGGCAGGTGTACCGCGTCAAGTCCGGGCTGCTTTGTGCCGTTGCTGACCCACGACACAAGGTCGGTTGCCTGCACTTGACCGGGATGCTTTGTTCGATTGACGAACGCCGTGAGGTCGGACGAGCCGATCGTAGCGTTGTAGCACCAGTAATCTGCGATGTCGCCGGTCAGGTGATTCGCACCGCCCGCGCTCGCACGACGGCCAAACCTGCGCGTTATCGTTGAGTTGGCTGGCAGCACCTTCATCGTCGTGCTGGTGTTGCTTGCAACCGGCGTGGTCATGTTGTCGACGTAGAGCCGGTGAATGTTGGTTGCTTCGCGGCTGATGCGGATGAGGTGCCAGTTGCTATCTGCATAGCTTCCGTTGAACGCAATTTGGAAGTTCGTTACGTCGTCCTGAAAGTAGACTCGCAACCTGCCCGACGTGCCATCGTTGGCCGAGAGCTGCATGATCCAGCCCGATCCTGCCTCTTCATAAATGATGGCGTTGGTTGTGCCGCCCGAGAACTTCGCCCACACGAAAGCATCGAAGACGGTGTACCGCATCGCGCAGCTTGCAGCGAAGCCGGGTGCTTCGAGGACGGTGGTTGATCCGTTGAATGAGCGGGCCATGTCAGTTACCCAGCATCTCCCAGCGTTCGATGTCGTCTTGCGTCACCACGTCCGAGACAGTGCCGCCCTTGCCCGGCCCCGGATGGAAGATCGCCAGCCCGTCGGCGGTGTTGGCCGCGCCAAGCATGGCCCGCCACGATTCGAGCGGCACGGGTGCGTTGTTCGTCTTGGCGTTGGCGTGCTCGCGCGACCAGAAGGCGGGGATGACGGGGATGAAGCTCATTGTGTAACCAGCTTCGTTGGCCGCGTACATCATGCGTTCAATGTAGGTCGATGCTTGTTCGGCGGTGTTGCGGTGCATCGCGTAGCACGAAGGCATGAGAAAATCGACGGCATCGTTGATGATGTTGCCTTGTTCTAGCCACTCTTGCCGCCACGCATCCCAGCGGTCGATGCCCTTGACTCCGCCTTTGACGCCTTGGTCAAACATCCACGCCCGCGTCGCACTTCCACGCGACGGGGCGCAGTCATAAATGCCGACTTGCGAGTTCGGTCGGTGATAGCGGATCAGGTCGCAGGCGTTGGCGAGGTCCGCCCACACCCGCTGCCGCTTGGGCGTCGTCGTGTCGCGCACCCAGTCACGCCAGTAGTCGTCGATGACCGCCAGCGAGCCGGGCGTAAGCGTCGCCGCGAACTCGCGGACCTTGGCGTGATCGAGTAGCCGCGTGCCTTCGATGAGTGCCCACGCGCCCAGCCGGTAGACGGGCACCGCGTCGGGGATCGGGTGCGCGTCACGCACCTCTGAGGCTCGCATGTCGTAGAGGGTCAAGCTGCGTCCCGGTTGTGAAGCAGCTGCAGGGCCTGCAACGCTTCCATGTAGCGCTGCTGCATATTTACGCTCTGCTGCATCATTTCGGCGTGGCGCGCGTCCGACGTCCTGATCGCCACCATCATTTCCGAGTGCCGGGCCTCTTGTTGGGCCATCATGCGCAACATTTCGTTGTGCCTCGCGTCCGACGCCTTCGCATCCGCCGTCGTCTGCAGCGACAGCTGCATGACGGCCATTGAGAGGCCGGCGTTCGCCTCGGTCTGCTTCTGCGACGCTTCGGCGAGGCCCCGGAGCAGTTGGCTAATCGCAGTGTGATCGACCTTGCAGCCCATCGACTGATCGACCTGCAACAGCGACCGCGTCTCGGTGTCGCGCTTCTTGGATGCCATATGGCTTCGGAGCACGAACATGCCGATGCCCAGGGTCAGCAGCATGCTGAGAACCTGAAGGATTTTGGCCGTGAGGTCGTCGGGCTCTTGCCCGACGCCGATGCCGACGATGAAGTCCATGTCAGTTTCGCTCCACCGTCCACATGCACCAGGCGATGATCGCCGCGAGCATCGCGACACCGCCAAGAATGACGCCCAGAACGAACCACATGGCCATCCTGCCCTTCACCAACACCGTCTTGTTCACGCATTCGCCAGCCGGGTCTGTTCTTTCACGACGGCGTGGAACTCCGGCGGGGCTTTGCGGGCCACGCTGGCTTTCTGTGCTTTGGCGTCCAGGCCGAGCTTGTCTGCGTCTTCCAGCGCGTCGATCTGCAGCCGGCTGGACGACTCCCACCACTCCATCCGTCGACCGAGCAGGTAGACGCCCACCGCGACGCCGCCGATCAGGATGATGCCCACCGCCCAGGTGGCGCCGGTGATCAGCCAGTCGTCGATCGTTCCGAGCAGCCTTGCGGTCACCGCCACGCCGATTCCAAAGACGATCGCCGGGATGCCCGCGAACCGCGTCGCCGGCCAGATCAGCAAGGCCGACCCGACGCCCGCCGCGATCACGCCCAAAGCAGTCAGCCAGCCGAGCCGGTCCCGGTGGGCTTTCTGTTCGGCCGCTTCGGCGCGGTCCGTGGCGGTCGTGAGCTGGGTTGAAAGCTCGCCGTTCGCCTTCTCCAAGGCCGAGATCCGCTCCGACGCCACCACGAGCTGATCGATCGCCGATGCGTTCGATGTCTTCGCGGCGTCAAGATGCTCGATGACGACGGGCTTCTGGTCCTCCACTGTCGCGGGCGTGAGTGCGGACGTCTCGTCCCGGGCTTCGTCGATGTGTCGCTCGGTCGTGCGAGCCGACTGGGTCGCCGACTGGACCGGCGCGGACGCAGACGCACCTGGTCGGGGTGTCGCGCCCGCGCTTGAGCCGCAACCACTCACGCAGGAGATCGCCCAGACGATCATCGCGGCCAGCAGCAGAAACCTTGGCACCGACGCGAAGCGGGTTATCGAGTGGATCATGATCGAGGAAAAGAGCCGGGGCCGGCCCGGTGGTTCAGACCAGCCCCGGTGACACGGAGGAAGACGCTACAAGCCGGGGACGGCCGGTTGGGCGACGGGGCAAGCGGAAGTGCATTCCCGATTCACTCATCCGAGCTTCAAGGCGACGGCGAGCCGCTTTCACCGTGCATGCTCGAACGCCGCGTCGACTTGCGACTTCTGCGGGCGTCAGACCGAGCGACAACAGGATCAGCGTCTCGCGCATCGCCTTCACACCCTACTACGCTGCGCGCTCCCCTTTTGGGGCGCTCGATCGTGATTTTTCAATCCGTTGATGCCTGCGATCCTGTTCGTGATCGTCGCGCAGGGCCTTGTAGCTGACGTGCTCCAGGTCGAACCGTTGCCTGTCCGTGAGCGTAAACCACCACAGCGCGGCTTCGAGGCGGGCAAGGTCAACACCCGCCTCACGGGCAAGCCACGTTCGCAGGTCAGACATTCGCAGGGCGTCGAGCCACTGGCGAGCCTGCGAGACTGTCCAGGCTGTCGGGGATGTTGCAGCCGATGGGCACGCGCGCGGCTCGCGCGACTCCTGCCAGCGAGCGATCAGGGCGTCGCGTCGTCGGCTCGGTGAGTGTCGACGCCGAAACTCCGCGTCCTCTGCAAGCATGGCGAGCCAACGCAGGTCCGTCAGGTCGAGCTCGGCCGGGTTGATCGGCCTGGTGGCTGGGTGTCCTGGTGTCATCGGTCGCGGCCTCCGTGCTCGCGATTTCTGCGCCGTCAACGTCAACGGATTTCAAAGCGCATCCATCTTCTTCCTGCTACGTCTTCAACTTCGCTCATCGAAACCACGTCTGGCTTCAGAGGTATCCGCCACAGCTTTCCAGTGACGTGCTTCAGGACCAGCTCATCGGGGTCCATAGACGTCGGCATCCAATGCTGTGGGACGAAGTACAGCACGTTGTAGCCTTGTTCGGCTCTACGCCGAGCTACGCCTTCCAGAAGCTCGTTTGACGTCGGCTTGAACAGTTCGTCTCGATACATCGATTCCTCTCTTTCGTCACTCGATCCCCGATTGCACTGTACTCCCCTTCGCAAACTCGTCACGCCCGATGCTCCAGCGCCTGCGCAACCGTGATCTGGCACAGCGGCCGGTTCAGATCCCATTTCCCTGGCCCCTGCCATTTCTCGATGGCCGCTCTCTCGGCTTGGGCTCGGTCGTCAGGTTTTGCCGACGCGATCAGCAGCTGCACGCGTTGTCGGTCAGCCTCGGCTCTGGCCTTGGCCTCAGCCGATTCCAACCGTCGTCGCTCCTGGTCAGCAGTCGATGCGACGTTGGGCGTGGCCTGCACCGTGGCACTCGGTGGCGGCGTGTCGTATCGGGCTTCCTTGAGCCAGGTGGTGGAGCTCGGAACGAATCGAGGCTCCGCCCACTGGCTCGAGCGGATCCATCCTTCGAGGACCGCGAGAATGTGATCAGCCCGCGCCTCCAGCTTTGTTTGGACCCAGAGCGACTGACAGGTGGCGGGATCGACACGTCGGGATGCCGGGTATCGATCCCAGAACCGCTTGAAACCCGGCAGATCCTCACCAGCGGGCTTCTGGCGCGTCCTCCGGTCCGAGACGGCCTTGGAGTCGTTCGCCGGGCTTGTCGTGGCTGTGAGCCCGGAATCGTGAGGCTGGGCGTTCGATGGCTCAGCTTCGAACAACTCGCGCGCAGGCGGCGAAGCCGCCGGCACCCCCTTTGAGGGGGTAGGGGGTGTCTTAGTATTACTCTCTCTCTCATCTTCATATATGCGATCCTTTCCGACCTGATCGCTACCCCATGTCGATGGGGTCGTGATGGGGTCGCTTGGGGGTGACTTGTCGAACGCCATGGACGTGCGGACAAAGCGGGTTTCGCCTGCGGCGGTCTCGCGGTTCACGTACTCGATCCGGAACGACCCATCGGTCCAGGGGTGCTCGGCGTTCTGCGCGTTCCCACAGGCACGCTGGCGCGTGAGCTGAAGGAAGGGCTTGCCTCGCCATTCGTACTTCCCGGCCAGACCGGTCTGGATCAGTTCGTCGATCGCCTCGAGGATCTGCCCGGTCCGCTTCTCAGTGCCTGACGGAAACAGCGCGGACCGGAGTCGTTCCGGTCTGGCGTCGAGTCGGCCGGCAAAGTCGGAAGCGATCAGGGCGTTGATCCACACGCGAAACGCGAAGTCGGACAGGTGTACCACCGAGTCAGAGTCCAGGGCTCCTCGGTGCAGTTGTGCGTAGTCTCTGGGCATTCCGTTACCTCGGTGTCATTCTCTCCATCCGTGTGCTGATTCGGGTTTCTGTGGCCGCTGGCATTCGGACGTGCGGGTTAAAGCGGCTCGAACTCGGCGGCGAACTCGTCTGGCGTACAGGCGCCCCAATCATCAACGGTCATTAGGTCAATCTGTCTTAGCCGCGCCCACCGCCACAGGTGAACTCGTTGCGTGCTCTTCTCCCTGCACCATCCGCTGATCGGCCCCTCGCCCCACTTCGGCGGCCACGGTGCGATCGTTTCGTTGACGTCACCGATATGATCCGCCTTCGACTGCGTCGGGGCAGGGTCGGACGGCACGACGACGGCGACCTTCACCGGCGTCCCGTCGTACCGTTGCACACACTCCGTCGCTCGGGCCTGCGCCTCGGTTTCATAGAGACCGAGTGCGAAGCCACCACTCGGGTACTTGACCACCCAGACGGGCTGGATCTGCACGCCCGTCACGACTTGTCCGCGCCACCGTTCTTCGCTCTCGCTCATGCTGTCTCCGATCTCGTTGTCCTTTTTCAGCCTCGATCCGCCCGGGTCTGGATCAGGTTCCGCGCGAAGGCTTCCGCTTCTTCGCGGCTGTCGAAGGTGTGCGACTCCGCGGCGACGAGGACTTCCGCGACGAAGTCGCCCGCTTCACGCCGGCGTACGTCAACGTGACGCACTGAAGCACGGGGACGGGCGGTCGCCGGCCGACGTAAATTCGCCACGGGTGCTTCATAGATCTCCGGGTTGGGGCTCACGCGGGCACCTCCGCTTTCGGTCCGACGCACAGCGAAGGCGGCAGCACCACCTCGACGCCGACCGGCTTCCACAGGTGCAGGCAGTGGCGGTGGACGTTGACGTACTCCGACTCTGGCGGGTGGAACTGCACGACGCACTCGTCGGGCTCCCAGAACAGCCGCTTGACCCGGCACATCTCATCCCAGGTCGGGCATCGGTCCGGGCGGGACACCGACACGTGCTCCCACACGACGCCCCCGAACGGCCACTCCGCGCCGTCCGAAGCGATGATCGACAGCCCCCGGTAGTCGAAGTACCCGCACCGATCGCCCCGGTACGTCCGCCCAAAGAGCGGATGATCCCGCCGGGCCATTTCCAGCTCCTCGGTGAACGCGCGTTTCATGCTGCCACCTCCCATAGCGTGCGCCCATGCGCGAGCGCTTGGCAGAGCGCTTTATCTAGTTCCGGGGGGTTCGCGGTGGTTCGCGGTGGTTCGAGACGGAAATCCGGACAGGCCCCGAATTCGGGGGAGTTTCGGGCAAAACACGCGACTTTTGGGGGGAACCCGGTGGTTGATGTCCCGGGGCTCAGGACTGGGCGCGGTAGGATTCGAATGTACCTTGTTTCGTCGGTAGAACCGATCGATTCGGCGTGCTGGTGATCGTTTGGCAGAGCGCTGTTCATTGCGCCCTCCGAACCGTGCCCACAGCGGGCATTTGCTCCACCGCCCGCCCCACCGCTTCCGTGGTAGCAGACTCGGCGTAGTGTTTCTTGGTCGTCCGCTCGTCCGAATGACCCAGCAGCACGTGGGCGATCTCCACCCCATGCCCGGCCATCCTCAGCAGGCTCACCTGTTGCATCCGGAACGAATGCCGGTCGAAACGCCTGGACCCATCACCAGCCGAGAACGGAATGCCCGCCGCCTTGAGATCCGCCCGCAACGCCGAAACCGTCAAACCCGAGAACACGATGTCGTCCGACTTGGCCTTGGTCTGGCGCTTCAGCTTCCGGAGCTGCGCAGCCACATCCAGTCGCAGCGGAAGCGTCCGACCCGTGCGAGACTTGTCGAACGATGCCGGCACTGTCACCGTGGGCCGCTCGCTGTCCAGACTCAGCCAGCTCCAGCGCATCGATTCGAACGGCCTCATGCGCAGCGAGCAGTAAGCCAGAAACGTGTACCCCAGCCTTCGCATCGGCGGCGCCGCACCCAGAAGCCGGTTGAGCTCGCCAATGGTCAAAGCCCGCCGAACATCCCTTCTCGCCGGCGGCTTGGCTTGTTGCACGTCGGCCAGGGGATTCGTCGACGCGTGTCGATGTGAAACAAGCCACTTGCCCCAGGTCTTGGCGATCGCCACGAACTCGGCCAAGGTCTTCTGACCCACCTTCTGCCCCTGGAACTGCGTTCCACGCTCACGCCAGGCGATCAGGGACTCGGACGTCACGTCACCCAGCGTCACCCACCCTGCTTCGTCGGCCAGCCTGATCAGCCTGTTGATGCTCGTTTCGATATGCTTCTCGTCCCGACCCATCGCCGTCATGCTGGCTTCGTAAGCATCGATCAACGGCGCCACACGCTCGGCCGCGTTCATCCGGATCAATCCGAACTGACCCCGCTGCAGCGCGGCCAGCGTCTTGATCTCCCACTCCCGTGCCAGTTGCTTGTTCTGGAAGCCGCCCTGGCGATACACCCGCCCCGAGTATCGGAAGAGCGCCGTCCATGTCCGGGCTTTTCTGCCGCGCCGGGTTGGTCTGAAGGCAGTCATCGCAACGCTCCCTGCGCTTCGGCGCGTTCGAGCCGGTCCATCCAGTCCTGTACCTCACGGGCCTTCCAGCGCACGACCTTCGGGCTCACGCGCACCGGTCGGGGAAAACTCCGTTCGGCCATGAGTCGGTAGATCGACGTCTTGCCCACGTTGGCGATCCTGATCACGTCGCGGATTTTGAGCAGCTGATCGGTCTCGGTCATGGGTTCGCTCCGTTGATGTCGGTCAGCAAGTCTTCGAACGTCATCAGCGTCGGTTCGAGGCCCTTCTGTTGACCCGGCTGGAGCTCGGCCTGCAGCTTTCGCATGACCTGGACGGCCAGCTGCAGGCAGATGTTGAGTTCCTTGGCCTGGGCAAGCGCCTTCTGGTCCTGTTCCGGGGACGTCGGCTTGTGGCCGTGGTGGATCCAGCTTCGAAGCTGGTCGGTCAGTTCTCTGGCCTTGGCCGGATCGTTCGGGAGTTCGATCAGCACGCCGCGGGCGGTGATCAGCATCGCGCCTTGACCCATGCCTTCGCAGCTCGGGTCGATCACGCCGTCGTCTTCCCAGACGTCGCCGAGTTCGACGTGGGTCGACGCGGTCACGCGGAACATGACGGGCATCACGGTGGGGGTCGGCTGCGTGGGATCCTTGGTCATTTGGCACCGCCCTTCACGTTGAACCCCGCCTTGCGGAGTGCTTCCACGTTGTCGGGGGTCAGCTCGATGACCGCGACCTTGGCGGCACGGAAGCACTCTGGAAGCGACATCTGACTAATCAACGCCTTTGTGCGGCGGCGGATGTGGCCGAAGTTTGCTGCACACGGCCCGCCGTCCACAATAAACGCCGCCCACCAGATTTCAGCCTTGCGTTTCGCCTTCACTTCGCACCGCCTTCCGCGCGAAACTCGACCAGGACTTCCTTTATCCGTTCGGCGAGACGCTTGAGGCGTTCGATGTTCGCAAGAGTGTTGGGCAGCTTGCCCATGCTGGCGTAATCTGCGCACTCATCAACCTGGTGAAGCCACAGCGTGTCCGCGTGCCGCTGAATGCGCCACTCCACCACGTCACAGTTGGGAATGTCGCCCATGCGCAGCACTGCTTCGCCGCGGTCGTTTTCACTCCATTCGTGCTTCACTTCGAGGTCGGGAGCGGATTCACCGTCGGCTACAATCGCAACCGGAATGATGTCGCCTACCCACCCACTGTGCCACTTGCGACACTCCTCCTCCGTGTGGTCAACGTATCGAGACACTGAGGGCGTCTTCAGCTTTGGCTTACACACCCATCCCCTCGCCAGCACTTTGCCTGTAATGACATCGCTCATCGCTCTCTCCTTCAGTGTCCGGCGATCTGCTTGTCGATGGTCTTGCGTATCACCGCGTGCACGCTTCCGATCATGTCGATCGGGCACTTGATCCAGCAGCGGAGTCGGAAGCGGCCGGAGCGTTCGACGACGCCCGCCACCACCACCAGGATGTCGGCCTCGGGCTGTACCCTGACGATCGCCTCGCCGCCGTCCTGGCTTCCCGTCCGCCGGGTCAGCTCTTCGATCAGTTCATGGCTCGGGTAGACCTCCAAGGGCGGGATCCACGACTGGCGCAGCAGCTCCACGTCCAGCCCGCTCGGGTCCAGCCGATGGGCGATGATTCTCAGTGTCCTGGCCAGTCGCTTGAGCATCTCGGTTCTCTCTTTCGTAAGCCTCTCCGCAGCGTTTCCGATGCGGAGGGGACCCTTGTCTTGCCCAGCCCTGTCGTGCCCAGCCGCGCCGCGCCTTGCTCCGCCGCGCCGGGCCTTGCTCACTCGTCACTCAGTCCCGATCCGCCCATCTCAGTTCTCGGCATCAGCGTTAAGCGGATGACCGTCAGCGACGACGGCTTCGGCTTGTCGATCTCCGCCTCGAACGCGCGGCATGCGATCGCAGACCAGCTGACTTTGGACTTCTTCGACATTCGATCCATGCGAGCCCGCAATGCGTCGGGAACATAGATATTCATTCTCATGGTGTTCGCTCCAAAGCCCGCGTGCGTCGTTTCCGCCACACGCGAGCCGTCCATTCGGACCCTTGCCTTGTCACGCCCCGCCCCGCCAAGCCCGGCCTAGCCGCACCAATCCGCGCCAGGCCACGCCTTGACATATTTCTTCACCCGCACACCGCAAACCGCCCGTACCTCGGTCGGTAGTCGCCCAGGCCGATCAGTTGCCCGGCGATGCTGATCGCCTCGTCGAGCTGTCGCTGGTCGATCACCTTCTTCAGGAAGTTGACCTCGAACTTCAGCTTCCACGTGCGGAAGATCGGCCGGGTTCGCATCACGCGGGAGGTACTCACCTTCACGCTCCGGCGGTCGGTGAACTTGCCGCTGGCGAACATCGCAGCCAGCTCTTTCGGGCCTTCGTAGATCAGGGGCCACGCCCCATCCACGATGATCGCGCTGGTGAACTCGCGCCCGAGCCTCGACTTCTTGGCCGCGTCGATCAGCATGCGTTCGAGTGCTTCACCCGGCACAACCACCTGCCCTTCCGCGTTGAGGTACAAGCCCGCATACCACTCGATCCGGGACATTTCGGCGTAGTCATCCTCGGTCTTCTTCTTCTTCCCGCTGACGCGCTTCAGTTCCTTGGACATCGGGTTGAGCGGGTCGGCCAGCTGGCCGTTGTGCATCAGGAGCGGTGCCACTCCCTCGATCAGGTATTCGGTCTTCTCGTACATCGTCAGACTCCTTCGGGGCCTGGTGCGTTGCCGTGGGTAGGCCGGGTTTCGCTCGCTCATACGGGATGAGTCGATACCGCGTTCCGACCGAAGCCAGAGCTTGCACGTGTTTGCCCGCGTTGATGACGTTTCGTTCGTGGAGGGCGCGTTCGTCGGCTGTCAGTTGCGTGACATCGACCTCAAGCTGTCGCCGGTGCTCTCGCACCGCCTGTTTGAGCCGCTGGTGGACCATGTTGAACGTGTGAGCGGACGCCTCGGCATCAGTCAGGATGCGGAGCGTTGACAGCTCGGACACGATCACCACCGGACGGCCGCGAATTCGAAGCTGTTGGACGATCTCGTCGCGCAGCTGGAGTGCTGCTAGCCGGAACTCCGCGCCGGGGCACTTGGCCTGTCGCCATCGTTCGATGACATCGGCCTCGATCACACTGCCCTTTTCGAGCCGGTCGAAGTCCACAGGGAACCGAGTCGCGTCCATCACAGACCTCCGTAAGGCCGACGACGATCTTTCAACCGCCGCCGGCGTCCTTGCCTTGCCTCGCCGCGCCATGCCATGCCGAGCATGGCCTCGCCGCGCCGTGCCCCGCCATGCTTCACGAGCCTTCCGGCTCATCCCCCAAGTCGCGGGTTTCCCGCGACTTGGGAGTGCGGGGCCTGCTGACTTGAGGCCAGGCCCCGCGTCGACGGCGGTCGGACCATCCGACCAGGCGTCGACCAGCGACAACCACACACCCGCCCCGCCGCCGCACGTTCGCCCTGGAGTCGCTCTCCATGCGGCAACGTGTCTCACTCACGCTGCGCTTCATGCGCTGACCTGGACTCGACGGCGGGGCCGATGGGTGGTTCCACGATCGTTGGAGTACTGGCCGGCAGTTCTTTGAGCCGGATTCCGGGGTGAGCTAGAAGCGTCCGACCAAACGCCTTGTGAATGGCGTGGCAGTCACTCGCGTGCCTGCAAGCCGGGACACTTTCGGCCAGCCCCTCGAGCCGCTTGAGGGCTTCGAGAACCGCCCAGACGGCGTTTCCGTAGGTCAGCAATCGATCCGAGCGCTTCATGCCTTCCTCGTGTCAGCAATCCAATGCACCCGGCAGGACTCGAACCTGCGACCCGTGGCGTACACAGCGTCAAGCCGACGCCACGTTGTCATTCCATCAGACCGCGGGTGCGGTGCCGGTCTTTCCCGACTGTCACGCCCGCGCCGGTCGATCGATCCGACGCGCCGCTTCCAACTCGTTCGCCCTCGCCCGTCGTTCGGGGCTGATCCGACGCGTTCCAGTCAGCCTGCGCGAGGCCAGGATCGACCGCAGCGAGTCGGTCATGCCCCGCAAGCGGATCTCGCTCAGTGATGCCACGTCGAAGTTGTCGCCCAGGTCGTCCTGTCTCACAGTCGTCCTCCCGTCCGATGGCAACCCTGTTCACCGATCCGGATCGATCGCGATCGCCTTGCACCGCTCGTTGAGCTCGCGGCAGAAGTCGTCGAACCCACGCATGAACTCGCGCGATCGCTCCCACGGCCAGGGGTCTACTTTCCACTTCGCGTTGGCCCGGCTGGTCCCGAACGCGGCTTCACGCCGACCCTCTTCGTAGGCGACCTGCAGCGGGTCGGGCCGTTTTGTCCCCGGAGCCGTCCTCTGGAGAGCGACCATCGGCCTGGCCTCGCGGTGGTGAATCGTCTGGTTCATCGTTCCTCCGGAATGGGTGTCGGCGTGTCGTTGTAAAGCTGTCGGAGAGCCTTCATTTCGCGGTCGAGCGTCGCTTCCAGCCCAGCGATGATGTCGGAACAGAGTCGGTAGTGAGCCTCGGGCGAGTCTCGGTAAGAGACCTCGGTGGCGAGATGGGGCTCAGAGTCGGAAAACAGGTGCAGCAGCCGTTCGCCCGGTTGGTTGCGCAGATTGATCCAGGCTTCCAGTCGCCTCAGCAGCACCGAAACCTTCTTGAGCTGCTCGGACCGAGCGGCCACGCTCTTCAGTTCGCGGTCGATGTCTTGCGGCGTGAGCTTCAAGCGGCACCGCCGATCTGCACCGGCATGGGCATGGGCACAAGCACCTTGGTCAGCTCGAACGGCGCGACGCCAATGGCTTCGGCCAGCTTCGGGTACTGGTGGGGTTGCGGGAGATACTTACCGGCTTCCCATGCACTCACGGTTGTCTGCGTCACGCCGATCCGTTCGGCCAGGACCTCTTGCGAGAGCCCAGCGGCGAGACGCAGCCTCTTCAAGGTCTTCATAAACTCGTAGTTGGCGGATGCCTGCTCGCTCATTTCCAGCAGTTATCCCAATGGAACCAGCAGAAGTCAACAGGATTAAAGCGGATTCAAGCGGGAAAGATTTCCACGCGAAGGCAACGGCTGGTAGTAACTTGAGTTGCGTGTCAATGATTTCGCGAGACGAATCCAAGCGACTGGCGACGGCTGTGATCCAGCTGTCGGCGAACAGGTCTGAGCTCGCCCGGATGCTCGATTCCGACCGTGAGACCGTTGCTAAGGTGCTCAACCACGAATCGATCTCGGTGGCGAAGGCGACTCAGATGTGGGAGCATCTGAATGCGGTGAAGTCGCTTAAGCGTCAGACCACGATCGAAGTCCCGGTCTTGCTCGAGCCAATGGTTCGCGAGATTGTCGCGTCGATCATCAAGCACTGGTCGAGCCCGCAGTCATCAAGCGAGACAGGTGGCGTCAACATGGCAGAGTCGTCGCGCCCGCCGCTGCGATTAGCCAGTGACGTCGCTTCGTCGTTGGCGGCGCGGTCGCAAGGGCAACCGTCGACCAAGTCGCAGCGGGACGAAGCCACCAGAGACAAGAATCGAAAGCCGGGCCCGCGCCCGGAGTAAGGGGTCGCGATGAAGTGGCGAATCGAAGGTGCGTGGAGAGAGAACGGCGAAGACGCAGAGCTGATCGTCGAGGCGGTCGATGCGTCAGCCGCGCAGGCGATCGCATCCAAGAAAGGGCTGCTTGTGGCGTCGGTTGTGCCCCTGGGCGGTGCCATGCCCTACGCCAGCTCCCCGGTGATCATCAACAACACCGAGCCGTCGCGCGGCGTTTCCGGTCTCGGGATTGCTGCGTTGGTACTGGGGATCATCTCGTGCCTCGTGGCGTGGGTGCCCTTTGTGGGGGTCGTCAGCCTTCCGATTTCGCTGATCGGTTTGTTGCTCGGTGTCATCGGCATCACCATCGCAGCGGCTTCGAAACGCCAAAGCATGGCGATGGCGGTGGCCGGCTCGATCGTGTGCGTCGTGGCCATTGGACTTGTCCTGGCACTGACCGTGCTTCCGTTGGGGGCTGTAGTGACGGCCGCTGGAAGCGCCGCCCAGAACCGGCCGACGACGTCTGCGACCGTTCCCGCACCGCCCGTTACGCCGCCGCCGGCGGTTTCGTTCGCGCCTGATCCGGTTGGTGAGGTGCCTCCGGCAGAACAGCCCCCAGCCGCGGACGCGCCGGCCGTGATTCCCGACGAGAATCCGCTCGTTGTCGACGCTTCGAAGTCCCGATCCATTGAGGTCGGCGATGTCCGAGTGACGCTGGAAGGCGTTTGGAAGAGCAGGCCGTCGTTCAGCCGTTACGGCGACACGGTGACCGGGGCAGACGACAACTTGATCATTGACGTGACCATCAGCAATCTCGCCACGACTCGTCGCCTGTCTTACCGCCCCTGGATGGATGATCCGAGGTTTGGCGAAGAAGTGATGACGCTGCGCGATGAGCATGACAATCTGTACCGGCGAATCAGCATGGGCTTTGGATCGTTCCCGGCGGGCGGGGTTGAAGATCCCGACAGCGTCAATCCGGGGGTCGGCCTTCGCGATCGATTCGTGTTTGAAGTCCCGATTGACGCCGCCCAAAGGCTTCGTTTGAAGCTTCCGCTGTCCTACGTTGGCGGTGATGGTGAGGCGGTGTTTGAGATCCCGCGTTCGATGATCAGCGTGAGTCCGCCGCCGCGCATTTGACCACCACCCCCGGCAGGTACACCCCGGTCGGCAGGCCCGACGCCGTGACGACCTCGCGCCAGCGGGTCTTTCGCCCGCACGCGTCGCACTGCATCGACCGCTCGGCCACCGGACGACCCAGCTCCGGATCGATTGCGGCCGGTCCCTGTTCGATGCTGCCGATCATGATCGTCGCATCGCACACCGGGCAGGTGACGCGGTCCAGGTAGATCACGCCCGAGCCCGTCGCTTCCGTCGCCGCCGGCGGTTCCATGCTCATCAGCGCCGCAGTCCCGCCCTGGGCGTCGATCTGATCGCCCAGCGCCGCCGCGGCCTCGAACACGACGGCGTGCTCTTCTTCGTCGCGTGGAATGGCGCCGCGGTGGTAGACGATCGCGTGGGCCAGCTCGTGCATGAGCAGCCGCTTCCGCTGGTCGCGGGGTGCGTCCGGGCTGATCCGGATCCGCCTGGCGTGGTAGTCGATCGCCGCATCCCTGCAGAGCCCGTCGATGACGATCGCGGTCCGTGCGATCTCGACCCGGTAGGCATTTCCCGACACGTTGATCTGCATGCGTTGTACGGTATCTGTAAGGGTGACAACCTAGTGACATGGGGGCATGAGAAAACCCCGCCGGGCGGGCGGGGCGAGAGGCAAACCGGGTTGGATGATCGGGTTACGCGGGCCAGCGTCCGCCGCTGACGGCGAACTCGCGGACCAGACGCTCGAACGTCGCCTTGTCCTGGGCGTACAGCGTTGGATCCTCGTTTCGCTGCATCAACGCGTCGTCGTTCTCGGCCTTCCACCGATGCTCGGCGACGTGACGCTTGACCATCTTGAGTCTGCCCCAGGCCTGCAGGGCGTGCTGTTGGAAGTTGTCGGCGTACACCGACTCGAACGCCGGATGATAGATGCGCCCGCGCATGCGTTGGACCACGGCCCGTCCCAGGATCGGCAGCGTGCAGAGTCGCTGTTGTCGGCCGTCGGGGTACCAGAGGGCGGCATCGGGCGTCGGCAGGTCGAGCCGGATCATCTCGTCCCAGCCCTGGACCAGAGGTACCATGTCGTCGGCGATGACCACGACGACGTCCCAGTCGCCGGCGGTTTCGAGGTCGCGGTTGATCGCCTCGATCTTGTTGCGACTTCGACCGATGACGGGCCTGATGCCCCGGTCCGAGCAGACCCGCCGATAGGCTGACAGCTCCGCATCATCCTCGTCGAGCGACACGAGCACGTCGGCCCGGGTCGGGTCTGCCAGCCGGGTGATCCAGGCGTCGAGCGTCTGGGCGAACAGTTTCGGGCGTGACCGCGACGGGTACTTGATGAGCAGTCTCATGGCTTGAGCTCCAGGATCAGGTGCCCGGCGTCGATGGCAGATACCAGCTTGTGGGTGGGAAGGGCCGCGACGATCTGTTCGGCGGTCGGTGCCCCGATGTATTCGCCCGCATGGACCTCGGTGGCGATGATCGCCGTCCGGGTCACCAGCTCGCCCAGACCACGCAGGACGATCGACTCTGCCCCCTGGACGTCCATCCAGAGCAGGTCGATGGCGTCGATCCCGTGAAGGCGCAGGAGCGTGTCGAGCCGCTGCATGGGCCGCGTGCCCGGCGTGAAGCTCATCCCGGGGTAGATGTCGCCGATGTTCGGCACGGGCGGGAGTGCCGACCCGCTCCCCGGATGAGCCTGATCGGAGATGTTCCAGACGGTTTCGCCGTTGGCATCGGCCGCGACGCACTGGTGCCAGTGCCAGCGATCCAGACCCTGCATCGGGCTGGGGCGTTCCGGCTCGATCAGGATGTTGGTCGTGTTCCCGTTGAACGCCTCGCGGATCCGAAGGGAGTGCCAGCCGTCATAGGCTCCGACGTCGACGACGATCGGGCACGCCCGACCCAGTCGCATGGTGGATGCAATCGCCGCCTGCAGAAGAGTGTCGCTCATGGTTTGGATGGACCTCCGAGTCCGGTTTGTGACAGGTGGGTGATCTCGTCGGGCCGCTCGCGCCGGAAGTCGTACTGATAGAGCGGCTCGGCGACGAAGACTTCCGAGAGCAGGTGCGGGTAGACCCGGCGGGCGAAGTCCGAGTCCTCGCCGTGATTCAGCTGGGGGAATCCGACCTGCTGGACGATCTCGGTGCGGATCGGGTTGAGGTGGTTGGGGGTGCGGCGGTAGTAGAAGATCGTGCCCGATCGCACCGTTTCGTACTTCTCGTTTCGAAGGGAGTGGATCGCGTCGGCGGTTCGGTGCCCGTCCTCGTAGCGGGCGACGACGAAACCGACGCAGTCGGGCTCGAGGCGCAGGGCGTCGAGGATGCGGGGGACGTAGTGGGGCGCGACCCGGTCGTCGTCGTCGATGAAACAGCACCAGCGGCCGCGGGCCCGGGCGATCATGCGGTTGCGTTTGTCGCCGATGCTCACTTGTCCGTTGTCGACGTCGACCAGCAGCTCCACGTCGGGCGTGAGCTGGGGATCGAGGATGCTTCGAAGTCGATCGAGGAAGTGGGCGCGAGTCTGGATCGAACAGACCATCAGGGTGAGCGTGGGCGTGGTCATGGTTGTTTGGAAGCGTGCTTGATCGCCCGCCAGGCCGCGCGGAGTCGGTCGCGCAGGCCGTAGTAGATGATCCATCGCCAGCCGATCGGCGTCCCGGCTGGGATGATTCCGCGTCGGCGGGCTTCGCTGAAGAGCACGGCGCGGAGTCGAATGACGTTGATCCGCACGCCCAGGCCCTTCCAGCCGATCTGGTCCATCCAGTGGACGTGCTTGATGCAGTCGCAGTCGGGCGTGACGCGATAGCCTGCGCGGTCGAGTGCGGCGTGTAGGGTTGCGCCGGGCTTCAGCATGGGCCGTCGGTAACGGTGAAGGTAAGGGTGCCCGTAATCGTTTCGGTAACCGAGAATGGCGGGCTTGTTAAGACTGATCGAACCTGAAGAGGCACGTCTTCAATACTGAAGCTGCAAGCGGTTCCGACGGCTGCATAACTGAAGGGGGCCGTTAAGATGCTGAACCAGTCCCCACCTGGAGTCGTTTCAAACACGAAGCTCCCCTGCCATTTGCCGTTGATGCACGCTATGCCAGACCTTGACCGCGTGATGTTTCGTCCGCATGCAGTCACCGACATGGTGTCGAATCGTCGGAATGCAAAGACTCCCGTCGGCACATTTGGCTGCCAGCCGTGCTTCAGTCCCGCAAGACGGGTGACTGCCTCGTCGTAGAAGCATTCGAGCGTTGAGTTGACTGGCGTCGAGTCGAGCGTGATTGAGAGCGTTCCTCGTGTGCCGTCAACTGGTGTAACGATCGAGCTTGACGCATCGTACACGCTCTCGAACGATAGGCACGAGATGCAGCAGCATCGTGTGTCGGGGTCTGTGGCGCGGACGACGCGCCCCTGCTGTCGATGAACTAGGCCGTCTTTGCGCAGGATCAGGCTCATTCTTCGCAGACCCTTGATTTGAGGCTGACGCCAGAGACGAGGAGTTTGCCATCTTGTGTCCCGACGACAAGTCCGATTGCATAGATGTTCGTCGCGTCGGGGTTGTCCTGCGTCAGAACATAAGTTGTGCCATCGTTGCCCAGCTCTTCCAAGTTGAGGAAGATAGCGTCATCCTCGGTAGCTTCCGATCCGCTACCGAACATCCCTGATACCGTCGGCGCGCCTGTCGTCGCCGTCCAGTTGCTTCCCGTGATCGTCGTCGGCGTGATCGTCCGGGCGTTGTACTTCCCATAGGCGGTCGTTCCGAGCGCGGTCGTGATGCGGACGATTCGGACGTTGGTCCCGCCGCCGACGCTCCTGGGCACGCGGCGCGGCTTGCCCGTCAGGTCGAGCGGCTCCCCCTCGACAAGCTGGACCGCCCGCGCGATGCGGTCGGCCTGTGGGCGGTTGAAATAGACGATCTCGGGCATGGCTCACGAGTCGGTGACGACGTACTCGATCACGGGGCTTCCGGCGTCCGACACCACGTACAGGGTGAGAGATTCGAGTGGGATCAGCGTGGGCACGCCCCCGGGCCGGAGCTTGGCGATCGCGTTGCTCCCGTCCGCCGCCCGGCTGATCTTGACGTTGTTGGACGTCGAGACGTTACGAGCCCACAGCAGGCCCGGCGTCACGCACCCGCCGACGTTCAACGCCGCCGCCGACGTCGTC